GCACCGTTCCTATCTAGTTGGTCAACAAACGCATCAACTTGATAATCAGCAGGATTTGTTAATCCTTCGTTATCAGTCATGTTGTTAATACCATTCGACCATCTTTCAAATGCGTTTCTTAATTTGAAATCTGTGTCGTTTAGTACAGTAATTGACCAATCTTCGATTGTTCTATCTCCAGCAATCTTAATAGAACGACCTCTAAAAGGTACATTAAAACTAGGTACAGTCATACCTGGTAATGATGTTGCTCTACATAAGAATGCTAAGTCTTCAATTTCTCCGCCAACTTGTGCGTAACCAGGAAAAGGCATAGTTACCTTAAACTGATTGGCTCTAGCGCCGCCGCCTGCAAGTTTAGCTTTAAAGTCGTTAATGTTTGGCATTTTTTATTTCTCCTTTATTAACCACCAGCTACTTCGTCAAAGCTGACGCCAGTTCTAGTTGCGATAAATTGAAGTGTAATGAAGTTAATGCTTCTAGCAGGTTTCACAAAGATTTCTGCTACAAACTCATTTCTATCAATTACTTCGCCTGTGTTGTTTGTTTCATCACACACTACTAAGAAGTCTGTGATACCTCTTCGACCTTGTACCTCTCTAAGGAATGGCTCTACAATGTTTCTAAAGTTCGCTCTTGTAAATTCATCATTGAATTCAAACAATTGGAATTTAGAAGCAGTTGAAATCGCCTTCTCTAAAGTGATAAACAGTCTTCTAACATTTATTCTGTCAAACGCTGATGGCGCTGATAGACCAGTTTTGTCACCGAATAACACAGTTCCTTGACCTGGGAAAGTAGCAACAGGATTAACTCTTGCTCTATACAAGTCATCTCTTTGTGTCTTATTAGGGTTGTATGCTAACTTAACAGCACCTCTAATAACACCTCGGTTTAGACCAGCTGGTGAATACCATGCATCTGCGATTAAATCAGTTCTTGCTGATAGACCTGCAATGTCACCATTTAATGGCACAAATCTGTATGTGTCATTATATCTGTCGTACATATATTTGTATCCACTATCGAATACAACATATGAAGAAGAACGGATACCATTGAAGAATCCTACAACATTAGTTGTTTGTGTAGCCGCACTTGCAACACCAACTACATCTGTTCTTTCAGGAGATGCAAATACTACAGCATCTTTTCTGTTTTCTGCGATTGTAATTAGATTGTCAACATGTGTTGCGTCACATTTACCAGCAATGATTAAACCAACATCTACAGTTTCAGCATCTTCAAACTTTTCGTATGAAGTTAATTTCTGAGCTGTAGTTGCAGCTGAACCATCTGAACCTGCTTGAAGTGATACATTACTTACTGTTGTTACACTTGTGAAAGGTGTACCAGCAGCTGCATTACCCCAGTTAGAACCAGATGAATTGTGGTCCATCCAGTAAATGTAATTAGATTTATTCTGAATTACAGTTGGGTAATAGTTTGTGTCACCTTGTGGAGTTTTAGCGTCTGAAGCTTTTGATACAGCAGCAAACACTTCTAAAACTTCACCTTTAGTTCCTGTAATTGCACCATCTTCGTCAACAACTACAATGTGAAGTTCGTCATTTGAACCACCTTTTGAAGTTGCATATGGTGAAGTACCTGGAGCTTTATCTACTAAGTCATAGAATTCCCAATATCTAGTTACTGTAGCAGCGTCTGTAAGGGCTGCAAATAAACCAGAGGAATCTGAAGCAGTAAAATATTCAGGCTCGTCTTTTCTTTTGATTGTAATATCATTTGTTGATTTAGATATTACTTTGTAATAATAGTTGTCACCAAAATTAATAATGTCACCAGCGTTAATGCTTGTGCCATCACTAACTGTAACTACTGTGTCGCCAACAGCTGTAGAGCTATCGTTCACGGTAATACCAGATGATGAATAAACTGAAGATGAAGGACATGTAGAAATTTTTAAACTATTTCCCCACACACCTGCTGTCTTAGCAGCCCATAAACCAACTGAACCGGAACCGTCTGCATAGTTGTCAACATAGTCAGTCAAGTTTTTGATAACAAATGTACTACCGCTTTCGGTAGCATTTGATACAGATGAATTCTGTACACGCACAACCCTTAGAGCATTAGAATACTGTAAGAAGTTAGCAGCTGAGAAAAAATCCTCATAGTTGCTAGCGTCTGGTTTACCAAACACACTTACTAATTCTTGCTCGCTAGAAATTGTCGTAATCTCATCAATTGGTCCTTTTCTGAATTCACCAGCAAAGGCACCGATAGATGTTGATACGGCAGGAATAATTCTAGTTAGGTCTTTTTCCTGTACGAGAACACCTGGTGATACTTGAAATGCCATTTAGGTTCTCCTTTAATTAGCTAATTAAACAATTGTTCATTTTTTACTTTTTTATAAAACCAAATTTCGTATTATTCATACGCCCATAGTCAAAATCAATTCTTACTTATTGATATTTATAATACTTACGGTTTTGACTATCCTTTGCGATAGGTAACGGGGTGCCATACTGTACCATATTCATCTACTTCCGGTCTTGTATCATCTAATCCGTCA